GCCGCGCCGAGCTCGCGCCGCCAGAGCTGAAACCGGAAAGGGCCGCGCCAGGTTTCCGGCCGAAGTCGCACGGCTACCGCGCCAGCAAACGCCCGAGCAAACTCGCGCGGGTACTCGCCCGGCGCTGCTGATCGACTCGATCGATTACCACCGCCGGCAGCGGTAGTCGATCGACTCGTGGCCGAATTCGGCCGAATCCGGAAAATTCGACCGCCTGAGAAGCTCTGTGTGCCACGATCGCGGGTCGGGCCTTCCCGTGGCATTGCCTCGACGGCGTTCTTATGTCTCCTCCGGCCCTCGTTTCGCGTGGCGTGATTTTCGGAGGTTCGCCCGGATGCGTTTCAGGTGCGCGGCGACGTGCTCCGGGGTGGCGGCCTGCACGTCGCCGAGGATCGGCAGCTCGCGCTGGCGGGGTGGTGTCCCCCCGTCCTGAGCGACGGCCCCGCCATGCGGGGCGGGGTCGGTCGCGCTCTTAGGGTTTAAAGATGGGTTTGGGTGACAACACGTGTCACTACTTCGGGGCGCCCGTGTCACTAGTTGCCCATCCAGTTGTGGACAACTCGGGCTTTTATCCACCGAGTTATCCACAGGGATGCGTACGCGGGTGAGGGTGGTCCGGCCGCCTCGGCCCTGCACGCCCTGACCTGGTAGCCGCTCGAGGTAGCCACGGTCGACGAGCTCAGCGACGTGACGGCATACCGTGCGCCGATCCTTGCCCGTGTCCGACTCCAGCCGGCCGAGACTGACCGAGCACTCGCCGGCGCGGTTCAGATATTCGCGCAGCGCCCAGGCTGTCCTCGTTACGTGGTCGCCGAGTTCGGGATCCGCGAGCACCGCCCGGGCCCACCGGTCGCGAAGCTCGGGCACCGCCCGGGGTTTTGCAGGTTTCGCCGCACCATAGACGGCCCGCCGGGCGTGGTAGACTTGCGCCACGGGTTCTCCTCGTTGCTGAGTGTTCAAACAGAGCCCGCCCCACGGCCGTGCAAGGGCCACCGAGAAGGCCGGCGCAATTCCCCCGCGCCGGCCTTCCGTTTTACAGAACCCGAGAACGCGCGACAAGTCTCGCCAGCTCCAGCGATGGTTTGCGTTATCCGTGCGCGTATCGCATGATTGAAGCCCGGAAGTTACTCGGAGAATGCAATGGGTGAGCTCGTGATTTTGGTCGGCTGTGCCGTCCTGGCTGTTGCGATCGTTCGCGGATTGCGTCCGATTTTCGGCCGGTAAAAGCCGGGGCCCTTGCGGGCCCCGACACATCATCAGCAACGATGAGGGGCCGCCCGGAAGTTCGGCCCGGTAATCAGCATACGGAGAACCACTTAGCATGACAACGCAAAAAGCGCGCGGCGCGCTTCTCCTCGCCGTGTTCGTGAGTTTGCCGGCGCTCGCCGGTTTCGAGTACGACCCGCCAGATCCAGCACCGACGGAAACGACAAGCGCGGCCGATGCCGCGGCGGCTGCTGCTGCGGCTGCCGCCGCACAAGCCGAGGCTGCAGCGCGAGCTGCGTCCGCTGCTAATGCCGCGGGCATCGGCGTGGGCGGCGATGGTGGTCAGGGAGGAGCCGGCGGTACCGCATCGCCGATTGTGTCGCCGACGATGTCCCCGACCGTATCGCCGACGATGTCCCCGAGCGTCGAGAGCAACTCGCGGGTGTACTCGTTCGGATTCTCGCCGGCCGCACGCGCTGCCGACTCGGACGGTTGCCACGAGTCGTGGGGCGGCAAGGACGGGACGCTGGTCAAGACGGGCGGCCGGAACGTAATCAACGAGCCGTGCCTAAAGTTTGAACAGTGCATGGAGCGGGTCGAAACGTATCGGGCCCTCGGCCTCGTCGAGTACGCCGTGGCGCAGCTCGCGCACCCTGACTGCGGCGGGCTGCCGCTTGGTGCCGACCTGCCGCCGGTTGTTGTCGTGTCTGCCGCTCCGGATCCTGCACCGTCGTACGTGACGCGCGAGGAGTTCGATCGCGCCGTCGAGGAGCTCAGCACGAAATGAGCAAAGCACCCGCCAAAAAAACGAGCCGGCGCAAACTCGTGCCGGAGTTCGAGCTGCCGCCGATCCTGCTCGCCGCCGTCGGTGAGTACGTCGGCGCGCGGCGCCTCGGCAAGCTCACAAGCGAACAGCGCGGGCACCTTGCCGACCTCGCGAACCGTACAGCCCGCGACGTGGGCGCGATCCTCGAGGGCACCTACGTGCCACCCGATCGCGTGACGGCCAAGCTCAGGGTCGAGGAGCTCGAGCGCGAAGCCGACGTCACCGACTAACCGAGAGAGAGCGGCCAGAGAGCCGCACGAGGGTGACTGGCCCGGGCGGGTGTCCGGGCCTTTTTTTGCCCGCGCTAAGCGTAACTGGTGAACCCATCCGGCAGATATTGCGGGATGACGAGCTTTACACGAATCGGGCCGTTCGAGTCGGTCCAGCACCCGATCGGAATCATATTGTTGGTCAAACCTGACGGATAGATCGCGCAGCCGACGCCGCCGGCGTTCGGGTCGCCGCCCTCGGCAACGCCGGCGATCGGCGAGAGCACGTCAAACCAGACGCCGTTCCGGTGTGCCCAAAAAAAGCCCGTGTCGTAATCAGCCGCGAAGCCAATCCGGTCGCCCGCTACTGGCGGGTCTTGGCTGTCGGTGTAGTTGGTCACGTTGCCGGAAATGTTTCGCGTGAACCGCCAGCGCGTGATGGTCGAGAACGTATACCACTGAATCGACGCGCCCGACGTGTGCGAGTAACTCATCGAGTACGCGCCGAGGTTGAAAAACGCCTCCGACGTTCCAATCGCAAAATACCGGTCGAGGTCGGCCTCCTCGGGAAATTCGAGAATTTCCCACTCCTGGTAGTACTTGCCTGTCAGCGCGTCCCACGTATTGAAAAAAGCGGCGGGGTCCTGCGTCGGATCGACGTAGGCGCCCATATTGGAAATGCCCGCGAAGTCCGCCTCGTACAGGTCAACGATTTCGGTGTTCGAGTCGTTCGCGTTTTTCGTAAGAAACACCGCCGGATCGACCGGAGGAGGCTCCGGTGGTGGCGTGTATGTGACCGTGACCGAGCCGCTCCAAACGAACGTGGCAGAGAACGCGACGTGGCCGTTGTGCTCGCCGTGATACTCGAGCGATGTCAGGAACGCGCCGTCGGTCGGTGCCTCGGTGTATCCCGTGATTGCGTGCTCGATCACGAATTCGGCGAGCGTGTTCCCCTCGAACTCCTCGAGCAGCACGCCGTAGTTTTCAGACGTCGCAACGCCAGCCACGGAAACTTGCTGCGCGAGAAGATCAGCGCCGCGAATAAACCGGAAGCCGTTGTCCTCGCCGTCGGTTTCGTCGATCGGGTTCGCGGTGCGCGAGACTGATTTCGTCCGAACGGCCGCGATCAGCGCGCCGCGGAGGTACACCTTGAGAAGCCGCCCCGGGTATCCGATTTCGCTCATGGTGTCAGTTTATCCGCGGCCCGAGGATTGTCCCCTCGACCGAGAAGATCACGTACGAATCGCCGTTGACCGCGGGGCCCGCGTCGCCGCCCGCGCCTGCCGTGGCGGCACCCGACGGCGTTTCACCGTCCTGACCTGGATCGCCGCCGTCGCAAGTGAACGAGTTCGAGCCGCCGTCGCCGCCAGCGGTCACCGTGCCGTCGTCGCCGTATGCCGCCGGGATCAGAGCGCGGCCGCCTGGCGCGAACGTCTGATTGCCGAACTCGTCCTCGGAGTAACCGGCACCGCCACCGCCGCCGGCAGTCTCGAGGCCGTTCTCGAAGCCACCGCCACCGCCACCGCCGCCCGCGATGGTGCCGTTGTTCTCGATCGTGATAACGGCGCGCGTGTAGATGCCCGTGCCGCCGTTGATGCCGTCGCCCTCGCCGAGGTCCGGCCAGTTGCCGCCGCGGCCACCGCCGGCCCTGATTTGCCCGTTATTGATCAGGCAGAGCTCCGGCGTCTCGGGCCAGTCGCCGACGTTCACGGCGAACTGCTCGTCGACGAAGTTCTGCACCGCGTCGAAGTAAAAGCCGCCGTCGCCATAGCTCGCGATCACGGCCGCCGTGTAGTACTCGGCGCCAGCCGGCGCGGTGCCGACGACTACGAACTCAGTCCAGACGCCGAAGCACGAATAGCCGTAGAGCAGGCTGCCGTACGTCGTGCCGATTTGGCTCAGCGCGCCGTCGTACCACTTGATCGCCAAGCGAATGTGCGGAGCGTCCTCGGTGGCGCCCCACCCGCCCGGCGCTCGAGCGAACGCCCGGAAGCCTGCGCCCTCGCCCTCGGTGATCGGGGTCCGTGCGTCGTTCGTCAGGCTGCCCGACGTGCCGTTCGGGTTTGACGTGAAGCCGAGAGTGCCGACGCGCGTCCCGGTGTATGCGTTCTCGTATTCCACGCCGACTTGGTGCGAGCCTGAGCCCGAGAACGTCCACCCGGTGTCGCCCTCCTCGAAGTCCGGATTCTCGAGGTCGGCCGCTTCCGACGGCGGCTCGGCCGCGTTGAAGTCGCGCCACGGCGTGCCGATGTACACGCCCGACTCAATCACAAACGTGACCTTGTCGTACTCGGTCGGCGCGGTGTAAATCTGGTCGTACAGGTCGCGCAGGTTGACGTTGATCGTGCTCTCGCTAATAAACACGATCTTGTCGCCGGCGAGCTCGCCGAACGTGATTTCCTCGGCAACGATCGCCGTCTTGTCGTCCTGCGGCTCGACCTCCACGACCATGACCTCGACGTCCTCGAGAGCGCCCTCGTCGTCTTGGAGCTCGTAGTGCTGAACCGTCACGCCGGCGCCGTACTCGGGCGCCGTGTCGATCCGCGCGAGGTCGAAGCTCAGCAGACGGGGCGGGTCCCGATAACGCGCCAGCAGGATTTCGTTCACCCGCTCCGCTGCCGTGCGGTTCGTCTGCAAAATCCACCGGCTGTAGACCTGGTGGATTGCGGCCTGGCTGTACTCGTCCTCGGCCTCAAAATCGACGTCGATCGCGAGGCCGCCGTAGCTCGTGCGCTCGTCGAGCGGCAGCAGCGGGTTGCGCAGCCCGTAGAACGTCCAAGCCTGGGAGACGCGCTTTTTCAGCTGTTCCTTCGATCGAAACGAGCGGGACAACATGCGGTCAGTGTCGTAGAAGTTGCTCGCAACGATCGGGCGCAGCACGCGCAGCCGCACGAGCTGGTCGATTGTGTCGGTCCAGATCACGAGAGCGGCCTGCTCGATAATCTCGTCGATCAGTTTCCGCACGCTCGTGGGCTCGGCGATTTGCGCCGAGTACAGTCGGCCGAGATTGTTGTCGACCTCCAGTTGCCAATCGCTGAGCGGGAGCCAGCTCGAGTCGATATCGGTGTAGCCGGTCAGCAGGTCGTAGATGATGTCGGCCACGCTCTCGCCGTCGTACTCGAGCACGAGCTGCACGCGCTCCTCGGCCGAGTGCTCCACCGCGTCGGTATTGCTCTCGCCGCGGACGGTAAGGGTCATCACGTCGCCAATTCGCGTGAAGCTGCAAACCTCGCTGCCACCGATCGCGACCTTGCCCGAGGCCGGGTAGTCGATGTCGCCGATCCCGCTCGGGAGCAAGGTCACGGGGCCTGTACCGGTGCCGATCGCGTCCTCGAGGATGCCGCCCGAGGCGGCCGGGGCCTGAGCTCGATCGCCGTCGAGGAACTTCAGCGCGTCTTTCGCCACGATCGTGTACACGCCACCCGCCGGGCCCGCCGTCGATTCGACGACGTAGTGCCGGGTTTCCATCGTGGACGGGTCCTGCCCGACAACGCCGCGCCGGATGCGCAGCGCCGCGCCGACGAGTACCGGATACCGAGCGCGGAAGCGGCCGAAGAACGTCCCCTGCTGCATAGGGTTGAAGTTGCGGTCGGCCAGATACTTGTCGAAACCGGCGTCGGTGTGCAGGCAATCCGTGAACGTGATCCGCACCGACTCACGCTTGCCGAGGTCCACGCCCGGGTTGAGCTGTTGCGGCGTGAAGTCGATCGACGACAAGGCCGGGATCCCGAAGAACGCATCGACGGCGGCGCTCGGGCGCATGAATCGCACCGTCAGCGGCGACGGCGTGAAGTTCGCCGGGTCCTGGCACGTGCGCCGGCTGTTGTAACACTTGCGGGTGCCCGTGACGTCGATCGCCGCCTCGCACGGCGCGCTGCCATACGTCAGATCGCAGAAGGGCACGTCGAGCTCGACGATCGTGACGACGTCCACGCCCTCGAGCTCCTACCGCTGGCGCCGGCGGTGGTCGACCACCGTCGCGCGTGTCGGTGCGCCGCGAGTCATTCGACGATTCCCTGAATCGCGGCGTTCCACTGCATCATTCCGTTGGCGCGCTGGTTTGCGGGATTCACGTCACCCATCGCCCAAACGAACCCGACCTCGGCCGGGTATGCGGCGGGGCGCCATGCCCAAAAGAATGCGCGGTCGGCTATTGAGTCGATAAACGGCTGGATCTCGGTCCGCATGGTGTCCGGTTCCATGTTCTCGAGGTCGATCGACGTCTCGTAGAACTGCCGGCGGATCACGCGGCCGAGGTATTGACCCGACTCGCTGCGGTTCGTCGAGACGACCGATTTCAGGCCGAAGGGCAACGGCGTGTGGCCGACGTAGATCCGGCGCTCGAGCGTCAGGATTTGCCCGAGGTAAACGACGGCGATTTCGATTGCCTCGGATGCAGCGCCAAGCGAGAGCCGCCAGTACTGATACGACACGGGGTCGAACTCGTGCACGATGATGCCGTCGTCGGTCGGCGCCTGGGGTCCGGCGACTGAGGTCCAGTCGACGCCGTTCGCGCTGCCCTCGAGCTCGTAGGTCGCGCCCACCGTCCCGAGGTTATGCCGTGCGATGCCCACGTACGAAAGTTCGGCAGCGGCCGAGAGCGTGAACGTCAGGGTTTGCGCGGACGTGTCAGCGGCGACCCAGTACAGGAACGTGAGGTCGTTCTGCAGGTTCGTGACCGGGAAGCCGGTCGCCGCGCTCGAGGCGGCCGCGCTCGCCGATTCGACGACGTTGTGGTAGCCGATGCGCGGGTTGTTCGGATCGACGGGGTCGGTCGGTAAAACGATCATGGCGGCCCCTATGTGATCACGAGCTTGGCGCCGTCGTCGAGTGCGTCCTGAATCGACTCGATCAGGCCGCGCACCGCTTTGCCGGTATACAGCGACGCCGGGTCGAGGCCGTTCAGCGTGATGACCTGGCCACCGCCGCCGGCGCCACCGGCGCCGCCGACGTTGCTCACGGGTGTGCCGGCCGTGCCGCCGGCCAGTGACGGCGCAGCGCCACCGCCGCCGCCGAACTGCGCCGACTTGATCGCGTTCACTTGCGCGAAGCCGGCCGCGGCCTGAGCGGCAGCCATCGCAAACGAGATGGGCGGCGGGTACGCGGCGAGCGCTTTCGTCACGCCCTCGTACGTCGCGATTATGGCGTTCGCGATGCCGGCCGCCTTGTTCAGCTCGAACATTTTCCGCGAGTGCTGCGCGACGCCGGCAGTCATTTGCGCCAGCGCGCCCGACACAATTCCGACCTGAGCCTGCCAGCTCGCAGCCTGAAACCGCTCGAGGTCCGTCGCGCTCGCTTCGCGGATCGCGGCCAGCCGATCGGCGTGCTCCTGCTCGAGCGCTTCCCGCAGCGCCATGTACTCCTCGTCGAGCACCAACCCGTCCTCGTGGAACTTTTCGAGCTCCTCGAGGCGGTCGGCATGAGCGGCGGCCTCGAGCTCGACCTCGCTCATTGTGAACTCGCGCAGCGCGTCGAGCCTGGCGGCCATGCGTTCGCGCTCGCGCCTGGCTTTTTCTTCGTCGGCCGGATCGACCCGGTCTACGCCACCGCCCACGACGCCGGGCATTTCGCGGAGCTCGCGCCGTGCGCGGTTCGTTTCATCGGCAGCCTTCGCCGCGTTCTCGCGGACGGCCTGCAGGAACCCCTCGACTTGCGTGCTCGGCATCGGCTGCATTGCCATTTCGTGCAGCTCGCCGCGCAGCTCGCCGACGCGGTTCCGCATATCGTTGGCCATGCCCTTGAAGCCGTCGTAGAACGGCGAGCCCGAGAACGGGTCCAGCCTGGCGATATCAACGCCCGGGAGCTTGTTCAGGCTGTCGATCGTGTCGTTGACGAGGTCCGTCACCGTGTCGGTGACTTTCGCGACCGCGGTCAGAGCGATTTCGCCGACGGATACCATTGCCGCGCCGAATGCGTAGCCGATCAGTTGGGCGCCCTTGAGCACGACCTGCAGGCCGTGAATAACGTCGGCAACTTTCGACATTCCACGTATGCCGCGCTCGGATGCCTCGGACATCGCGTCGCGGAAGCCTTCGGAGTCCGCGGTCAAGTCCTGCAACCGGTTGCTAATCTCGACGATGAACGGCGCGAGCACCACGGCCAGCTGATTCTTCACCGCCTCGATTTGCTGGCCGATCTTGAAGAACGCGTCCTCGGCGGCCAGGAGCTGCTCGACTTCGATATCGCTCAGGATGCGCCCGGCCTTCTCGGCCTCGTCGGCAATCACCGCGAGCTCGGCGCCCTGGTCGCGTAGCAACGGGATCAGTTGCGACGAGTCCGACGCCATCGCTTCCATGAAAAACACGAACTGGTCCTGCGACACGTTCGCGCGCTGGAGGCTGTCGACGTACTTTTGGAGGACCTCGGGGCCGCTCAGGTTGCGGAACTCGTTCGCCGTGACGCCGATCCGCGGCGCGATTTGCTCGAAAAAGTCGAGCATCGGACCGCCGCCGGTGGTCAGAAAATCGCCGACCCGATCCTGGGCATCCTTGAAAATGTCGGCGAGCTTCTCCTGCTCGATACCGACGCGCCGGGCGGCCTCGGCCTGGCGCTGGAATTCGACGAACGTCGTCCCCGACAAGTCGCTCAGGATTTGCAGCTCGCGCGCGGCATCGGCCGAGGTTTTCGTGATGTGAAGCGCGATCGCTGCGCCCGCGGCAACGGCACCCGCCGCCAGCTTGCCGGCGTCGAGCACGAGTTGGGTCATTTTCTTGGAAACGCCGATCAGCTTCGCTTTCGCCGCGTCCATATCGGCGTTGAAGCGGTTCATGACCGCGCCGAGAGTGACCGAGAGTTCGCCTAGATTCATGCGTCGAGCATCCCCCGGAGTTCGTCAAATTCCGACCGTGGCATATGACCGACACGCTCGGCGGGCTTGCGGGCCTCCACGATAGCCCAAAATTCCTGCGGAGACATCGCCCAAAATTCGGACGGCGGGATGCCGAGGACGCCGACCGCTACCTCATAGCACCGGTCGGTCAGTCTTTTTTTTCCGGGTCCTCGCCGCTTTCGGCGGTGTCAGATCCGGGCGCGCCGCCGGCTCGCTTCTCGGCGAGCTCCTCCCGAATGCGGTCGAACTCCTCGTCGGTCATGTGCTTGAGCGTGTACAGCAGCGCGTTCGAGATTTGCGCGACCCAAAGGTAGTACTGCGACGCCGGCGCCGTCATCACGTGCTCGCGTATTTCCTGGCGCCTGTACCCCAAGTTCGGCACGCGCGTGACCCAGTCGCAGATCACGTCGGCGACGTGTCGGCGCTGCACTCCTGCCAGTGACGCGAGCGGGCGGATCAGGTCATCGGCCGAGGCATTGAACGCCCGCTCGACGATTTCGACAACGCGGAAGTCCACGTCGACGGGAACAGGCTCGCCGAACAGGTCGAGCTCCAGAGTTTTGCGCAGCGGCTTGGCCATTCCGGGTGGCCCTCCTGTAGTTGCTGGTGATTAGCTGGCGGTGACGGTCAGAGCTCCAGAGCTCATTAGTTGCGCCGTGAAAGTGACGGCGCCGTTGTACTCGCCGGTGAACTCGAGATTGCCGAGGAAAAAGCCGTGCTCGGCCTCCTCGATCGACCCGTCCGGGTTCTCGATCGTGATGTCCAGCAGGGTTTCGCCGTTCCAATCCTCGAGGAACTCTTGGTAGTTGTTCGAGGTTGCGACGCCCTGAACACTGGCATCGAGGGACCGCATCGCCGGATCGGGAAGAACGACGCGGTTCGAGTCGCTGTCGTCGTTCGTCACGTCTACGGGCTCGCGGGCGTGGGTAGCCGTCTTGGTCCGGACTGCGGCAATCACTTGCCCGTCCTTCCGGATTTTCAAAGCGCGGCCGTTGTAACCGAGTTCGCTCATTTCAGGAGCCCTCCAAAGGTTGACGGATCAGCGTGTAGTTTGCCACGACGAGTTGCCGATCGTTGTCGTCGCGGCCAATAGCGATGATATCCCCGGCGAGGTTGATCCCGATATACCGCCCGGTCCCTATTTCGCGCGCCAGATCGGTGTCGAGCTCAGCCAGCCCGGGCTGCTGCAGGACATCGTACACGGCTTTTTGCACCTCGTACGCCTCGAGGTAGTCGAACGAGCGGGCCCGGACCTGAATCGCCGGCTGCAGGATTTCCGCGCCGTCGATCACGAGCGGGTCGCGCCCGTCGGTATCGTAGAACGTGACCACGTTCGCCGGCTCGGCTGGCTCCCGGGTGGCGTGAAAGCTCCAGTCCGAATTCCCGCCGAACACGTAGCCGAGCTCGTCGGCGACGTACTGCGCGAGCTCCACCGCCGGCGAGCTCATCAGACTTTCGCCCGCCGCTGAACTTGCTCGAGGACGTCGGTCCGCTTCTCGACCACCGCGCGCTGGAGGTATTTCGACTGGCCGTTCCGATGCCTGGCCTCCAGGTTCTCGTGCACGAACACGGCGTAAGCCGCCGAGAAGCCGACCTCGACCGTCCGGGGCCCGACCTTGCGGGTGTATCCGGAGTTCTTGAGGTTGCCCGTCAGGACCGGCACGTAGCGTTTCGCCGTGCGCTCGATAATCAGGCCGCCGGCGAGGAGGCCTTCGATTGTGCCGCCCTCTATGTCATCGATCGCGCCGTTGAGGTTGCGCAGGATCGTGTCGAGGCCGTTCACGTGACCGGCTGCCGGCATCAGCAGTGCCCCTTGTCGTACTTGTTGGCCTGCTCGCAGAACCAGACGGCCCACCGGTATTTCCGCGACTCGGGGTGCTCCTCGCGCTTGTAGCGCTTTAGCCTACTCGTGAACGTGAGCTCGCGCGGCGGATCGCCGAACAGTATCCACGCCGGTATTGCGTTGAACATGACGTCGGCGACCCACCCGATCACGCCCATGATGGCGAGCGGGATCAGGAACGCCAAGTGAATGCGCTCGCCGCGCGCGAGGACCGCCTTCGCGTGCATCACACTGACGAACCCGACGACGAGCACAAACCAGAGCTGGAGCACCGCCCACGCGATGCTGAAAACGGTCGCAATCATAGGTACACCTTGTGCAGTTCGCGCGCGTTGCGCAAGTCCGGCGAGCGGTCGAGCTGCCGGATTTCCTTCGCCGCCTCGGGCGGCTCGTCCGCGGTCGATACACCGAGGAGGAGCTTCCCGGCCATTTCGACCGCTTCGGCGACGTAGACGATCGACTCGCTCATGACCTCGCGGCCCTGAGCATCACGGAACAGGACCGCCTTGTTCTGCCAGCGGCACGCCCGGGCCTCCGGTGCGCCATAGGTCAGGCCGCCGTACCCGTCGTTCACGCCTGGCGGCCAGTAGGTCGCCGTCTGCCGCATGTGCCGAGTGTAGGCAACCGCCACGGCCTAGACCTTTTCAAAAACGGCCGACTTTCTCCCGAGCTTTCGGAGGCAGCCGTACGGGTCGAACATCACGGCCTTGTCCCAGTAGGCGGACCGGCCGGGGAATTCAGTCGAGGCGGCGAACGTGTCGGCCGCGTCCCCGAGCCTCGAGCTCGTGACGGCTCCGGATCCGGCGTTCTCGACCGCCGAAGCGATCAGGTCGGCCGTGACGTACTTCACGATGGTGCACGCGCGCTCGTCGTCGAGGGCGGCCACGCAATTCTCGACCATGAGCGAAGCGTCGAGAATCAGCGCTTCGATTTGCGCGTCGGTGAGTTCGGTCGTGATGATTTCCCGAACGTCCTCGACCTCCGGCAGGCCGTCGTAACAGGCCACGGGCGGTTACTTCGCGCTGCCCGACTTGGCCGCGCTCTTTTTCTTCGAGACGCGCGCCGGCGTCGAGGATTGCGATCGCTTACCGCCGGAGCTGGCGGCGCTCGAGGCCTGCTGCGCATCGCCGGCGCTATCGGTGGCGGCCGCCCCCGTCGATTCCGGCGTTGCCGGATCCGGCTTCTCGATTTCTTGCGCGGCGGTGCCTGATCCGTCGCCGGATATTTCGGCCTCCTCGCCCTCGGCGACATCGATCCCAGTCTTGAGCGGTTGCTCGTCGGACTTGTCAGGCTCGACGCGCTGGCGTCCGGTCACGATGATGCGCGGCTCCTCGGCCCCGGGCGGTGTCGGTTCGGGCGCGTCGTCGGTGCCTGGCACTGGCGGGCGCCGGATGTGCTTTCGGCTTTCCGGCGGCTTGCCGATGACCTCGAACTTGTCGGCGAACTTCTCCCAGACGTGCTGGCTCACAGTCAGCGTCGCGCCGACCTCGTACGTCACGAGCTGCCCGCGTTCTTTCCGGTTGAACGTCCCGCGGACTACTTTCACGTTGACTTGCATCGTTGCTGATCCTCCAAAACAAAAAAGGGCCGGCGGTGAACATACCACGCCGGCCCCGTTGCCGCCTTAGTCGGCGGCGCTTCTCTGAATCGCGGCTTAGGTGCCGACCGATGCGTGGAGGATACCGGTCCGGCTGTCGAAGTCGTTCTTCAGACGCGGCGCCATTGCCATGAACGTCTGGAAGTAGTTCGTCCAGCCCGACGGGCTCGCCCACTGGATCGTCGTCAGGTCGGCCGCCATCGCGAGGTCGAGGACGTCGCTTGTCAGTTGCACCATGACGACTTCGCCGGTTTGCAGCGTGTCGGATACCCGGAGGGCCTTGATCGAATCCTCGGCCATGACCCGTTCCATGAGTGTGCGATCGCCGAAGGACTTGAAGTCCTGACGGAACCGCCACGCATAGGCGCCCGGAATGTACAGCGTGAACGGCCCGTAGTGCCGCTGCTGCGTCTCGAGAATCCTGACCATGTTCAGGATGTCGTCGAGGATGTCCTCGGGCGTGTAGGCGGCGTCGCTCCAGTCGCCGATCGACGCCGTCGCGCGGCCCGGGAAGTTGGTCAAGCCGTAGATGGTGTAGCGGTTCGCGGCACTCGGCACCGCGCCGAGGTTCGTCCCGTAAAACACCATGCTCTCGGCCGTGCGTGCGACCGCTCGAGCTGCCTCGACGCCGGTCGTCACGTCCAGAGCCGAGCCGCGGGTGCGCGATGCCAACAGCACGCGCTCGCCGATGCGGAACGGCTTCTGGATGACCGGGATCGGGACCCCGTCAATGTCGAACTCCTGCCGATCCTGGTCGGCCTGAGTTTCGCCGTCCATCGTGATTTCGGCGTCGGTGATTTCGCTCGACTTCTCCCACTCGCTGATAAGCACGCCGAGGCCGCCGACGTTGAACGTCAGGCCCGCCGCGCGCAAATCTTCGACGATGACGAGGCGCTCGCGCGCTGCTGTCAGCACGGCTTCGTCAACGCGAACCCACTCGTCCTTGCGGAGCGTGGCGTTCGCGTGGATGACCTGCTCCCGGTAGATCGGGAAGCCCTGCGCGTCAAGCTGGCCCGTGTTCACCGTGATGACGTTCTGGCCCCGCTCGTTGAGGTACGGCCGCCGCTCGAGGACCTTCCGCTCGCTCATCACGATGGGGTTCCCGTCGACCGGGCTGTTCAGCGTTCGAGCGATTGCCGCCGCAATTTGTGTCCGCATGGCTGTTGCTCCTCCTGGTGAGCGGGATCGGTTACGCGATGCCCCGGCCGGTCATGATTTCACACTTGACCCGCCCGGGACTGCCGGTCGTGGTTACGTCCTCGCGGGCTTCCGCGTAGACAAAGCTGGTGTCGCTGGCCGCTTTCAACCGACCCGCGCCGTCGCTGGTCAGCTTGTCGCCCTCGCTGATCGTCTGACTCGCAGCGAGTGCCGCGTAGACCATCGCGCCCTGCGGGAAAACGTCGTAGATAACGTTGTCGCCGTCGGCGTAGTCGTCGTCGATCCCGCGACCCGTCAGGTCGTACTCGACCGCGAACGCCGGCTGGCCTTCCTGG